GCTATAGACGCCCTGAGACACAGATACGAGGCACCAAAAAAGAATGCGGAATACACTTTTAAACATTGTACAGACAATCTCGAACGGCTTGATGCTGCTTTGGCAGAATGGGTTGACGCAGACCAAAAGATTAATGCACTTAGCGATATCGAAGATGACTACGATTTTACCGTCCAAACAAGACATGCAAGCTTGTATGGTTAGGTATCTTGCATTAGGTTTGCTAAATACTGGCAAGCCTTTTACTCGTACAGGCAATTGGTTTTGGAAGAAGCACCGCGACGTGTTCAATTGGGATAAAAAGTAATGTCCATCACCTCGTATCCTAATGTGATGACGTTTAGTGGTGGAGTCGGTTCCTATCCGTACTATCTTCAGGTGTCTCGCGGATTGATTCCCGGACACAAGCGTCTACTAAAGTTTGGATACAACGGCGACATTGACGATTCAGAAGAAACTATCTGGGACGTGGGCGGCTTGTACGCTTATCCGTCAAGTGCTGTAACAATGACAGCGACCAGTAGTTCGGGTGCTACAGACGAAGATGTAGAAGTTACTATTCAAGGTGTAGACGCAAGTTACAATGAGTTATCTGAAACAGTAACTCTAGACGCATCGGGAACCGCAACAACTACTGGTAGTTTTTTACGTGTGTATCGTGCCTTTGTATCGGGTGATACAGCTTCTGCTGGTAACATTACGATTTCAAATGGTGGTACAACCTACGCATACATAGCAGTGGCTGAACAACAGACCTTGATGTCGCTATGGACTGTACCTGCTGGTTACACAGCCTATCTTTTTCAGATAGATGCAACTGCATTTACCGTGCAGAATAATAAAGTAGCTACGGTACGTATGCTAACCCGCGAACTCAACGGCGTATTTCGCACCCAAAACAAGTTTGATTTGTTCGAAGGGTCGTACCATCAAGACATTACTTGCCCACAACCAATTCCTGAAAAAACGGATATCGAGTTTCGGGCAATAGCAGACAGTTCTAACGCTGACCTAAGAGTTGCCGCAACCTTTGATATTCTTTATATAGAGAACTAGAGATGCCAGAACGTAAAAAACGCACCCTTGCTCTGGAACTCACTACAGGCAACCAAGACATTTATACGGTTCCGACACGGTTTACAACCGACATCAACAGCATCTATATCAACAATGCTTCTAGTTCGTCGGTTACGTTTAGCTTAGATTGGTACGAAGCATCGACCACAACCTTTCACACTCTTGCTGAAACAGTAGAACTGCCAGCAAATTCGTTACTACAGATTACAGATTACCCCTTGTATTTAATCGGTGGTGACAAACTAAGGGGCCTTGCAAGCGCAAATAGTTCCGTAAATATTTCAATATCCCTTGAGGAGTTTTTCGAAACTTCCTTGTAAACTGCCTATAAGGAGAATACCAAATGGCAATCACAACTGCAATGTGTACCAGCTTTAAGTCTGAGCTTCTAGGTGGTTTACACGATTTAGACACAGACTCACTTAAAATTGCTCTCATTAAAGATTCCCCATCAGGAACCTATGGTGCGGCAACAACTAACTACTCAAACGTGACAGGAAATTCAGACGAAGCATCAGGTACAGGCTACTCTGCTGGTGGACAAGTCTTAGACGGTGCGTCTATTTCAGTTAGCGGTACTACTGCCATCGTTGACTTTACTGATGAAGTATTTTCAAACGTAACCATATCAACTGATGGTTGTATTATCTACAATACAGCAAACTCTAACTCTGCAATTGCCGTTATCGACTTTGGTGGAACTGTTTCTGCTACTGCCGGTGACTTAACAATTGAATTTCCTGCTGCTGACGCATCTAATGCTGTAATTCGCATAGCTTAGAAAGTAAACCCCCGTGTCCGTTACCCTAAACCAAGCTAATTATGGTACTGGTGTCTACGGCACTGCACGGTATGGCGAATACTTTGTAACTATAAACACTGGAGTTGGTGCCTCAGGGTCTGTAGGCTCTGTTACAGAAAATGTTAGTGAAGCACTGGCAGGTGTATCCGCTACAGGCACAGTTAACACAGTTAGTACAACAGCAGATGCTAGCACTACGTTAACCGGTGTATCCGCTACAGGAACAGTTAACACCGTTAATACAATAGCAGATGCTAACATTACGTTAACAGGTGTTTCTGCTACAGGCACAGTTAACACAGTTAATACAATAGCGGATGCCAGCACTACGCTGACCGGAGTATCTGCTACAGGCACAGTTAACACTGTCAGTACAACAGCAGATGCTAGTACCACGTTAACAAGTGTTTCTGCTACAGGCACAGTTAACACAGTTAATACAACAGCGGATGCCACTACTACTTTAACAGGCGTATCAACTACAGGCTCTGTCAATACTGTTGGTATAGGTAATAGCACCACACTGACAGGGGTTTCTGCAACTGGTTCGGTCAATACTGTTAACGTCACTGCAGGTATTAGAGTAGCAATAACCGGCGTATCTGCTACGGGTGTTGTTAACACTGTCAGTACAACAGCAGATAGCAGTATTACACTAACAGGCGTGTCTTCTACAGGAACAATTGCTCCAGTAGTAGTTGGTGGATTTGAAGTAGATGTTAGTGAGACTATTGCTTCTGGCGTAGGTGCCACTGGTGTAGTTAATTCTGTACAAGTTAACTTGACGGAAAAACTTGCAAGCGTATCAGCAACAGGTTCTGTTAACACTGTTAATACAACAGCAGATAGTAGAATTACACTATCAGGAGTATCTGCTACAGCTTCTGTTAACACCGTTAATATAACAGCAGATGCTACTATTACACTATCAGGAGTATCAGCTACTGGTTCCGTAAATACAGTAATAGCAAGACTAGGTGCCACTACGGTATTAACCGGAGTATCAGCTACTGGTTTTGTAAACACGGTTAACGAAAAACCAACTGAAGCATTAGCCAGTGTATCAGCTACAGGTTTAATAGGCTCTGTAGGTATTAGTAATACTGTTACGATAACAGGTGTTTCAGGTACTGGCTCCATAGGTTCTGTGGGTGTTGGCAACAGTGTTACACCAACTGGAGTTGTAGGCACTTTTTCCATAGGAACTGTGACAGTAACCGGAATTGTAACCGTATTTGTTGCTTCAGCATACGATAGAAAACATGTAGTGCATGTTGTTCCAGAAGCTTTGATATTACGTTCCGTAGCCGTAGGAGCAGCGAGTGCGTATAATCGTGACCGGGTAGTAACTGTCCAACCAAAAGAAACAAGTAATCAAAGAAGGGCTGCATAATGTCTCTTAAATGGCAGGATAAAGACCCGGATGACCAGTTAGATTATTCTATAAACTGGGGTCCGGCTTTAGATACAGACACAATCTCTTCGCTTATTTGGAAAATATATGATGAGAATGGTGTGTTACAAACGTGGTCAGATAGCCAGATTGTAAATGGTCTACAGTTAGTTAGCCGCACTAACACGAACACTATAGCTACTATTTATCTGGGAAGCGGTACAGCCTTTACAACCTATAAAATTGTGTGCCGTATGACAGCGAGTGATGCAACTGTTCGCGAACAGGAAGTTCGCATCCGTGTAGTGGAGAAGAACTAATGGCGTATAACTACCTCAGTTTAACCAACGAAGTTTGTCGCCGCCTCAACGAAACGGAACTTACATCTAGCAACTTTGCATCGACAACAGGCTTTTACTCACAAATTAAAGATGCTGTAAATTCCTCTATTCGTGATGTGAATCAAAAACATTTTAGTTGGCCTTTTAATCACAATACAGATGATATTATTTTAACCGCAGGTGAACTTCGCTATCCTTTGCCGGATAATGCTAAGTATACAGATTTTGACACGGTTCGTCTTGCTCGTAGCACAGCATTAGGTGTAGGGTCTGCAAGACTCCTAAAGCAAATGAGTTACGATGAGTATATATCACGATATATAGACCAAGAATATGAAACAGACACATCAAAAGGTCAGGCACCTGAATATGTAGTTCGTTCTCAAGATGGTGATATTATTGTTGCTCCTATGCCCGACGCAGCATACACGATTGAGTACGAGTTCTTTATGTTTCCTGCTGATTTAGAAGTTTACGATGATGTGCCAACTATTCCATTTCGGTTTAAGCACGTAATTGTAGATGGTGCAATGTACCACTCCTATATGTTTCGCGACAATTTAGAGTCTGCGTCTATCGCTCTTCGTAAATTTGAAGATGGTATCAAGCAGATGCGAACTCTTCTTGTAAATGAGCATGTATATGCAAGGGCTGTTTAATGCCTGACCGTTGGCAAACACATGCCTTTGAGTTCAAGGGTGGTTTGATTACAAACCTTTCTCCGTTCCAACAAGGTATTCAGGCTCCGGGTTCTGCACGAATCCTTCGTAATTTCGAACCGTCGGTTTTTGGTGGATATCGTCGTATCGAAGGGTTTGAGAAGTTTGATACTAATGCTCTGACTAATGCAGATAATGTTCGCGGCATAACCCGATATGATGATAAAGTGTTTGCAGCTAGAGGGGATGACCTGTTCTTTTCAACAGGTTCCGGTTGGACACAGGTAACGGATAACGCAACTTATAGCAGCGCAGGTGTTAATTTAGGTGGCTCTGGAAAACTTCGATTTCTAAGGTACAACTTAGATGGGACCGATAAATTAATGATTGTGGATGGGACGGGTAAACCGTTTCGCTTTGACGGTACAACCTTCGAACAGCTATCCTCGCTACCTTCGGATACATCTGGTTCTAGCCACATCGTCAATTTTAAGAACCATGTTTTTCTTGGAAACGACAAAAGTCTCGTTTTTTCTGCACCCTATGAAGATGATGACTTTACAAGTGCAAGCGGCGGTGGTATAATAAACATAGCTGATACGATTACTGGTTTGATTGTATTTCGCGAACAGTTGATTATATTTAGTGAAAACACCATAAATCGCTTAGTTGGTAACAGTATCGCAGATT